CATACGCCCAGCACGTAAGGATTTCACTTCCCAACCTTGAAGTGACATGCCTGCTTCAAATTTTTCTTCGATAAAATAATCATGACGGGCACGTTTGTTTTGTGCAATGGTTCCGCCATTATGTTTCTTAACAACTATCTTGTTCATCTTAACCTTTTGAAAATGATCAATTAAATTCTATATGGCTAGAGCGTTACCCGTTTAATTACCCGTTTTTAAACACACTCGACTTAAAAGAAAGCCTGCAATTAGCAGGCTATCATATCAGAATTATCTTTGTGTTTTTCGACAACTTTCTTAACGCTGGATTCGTGCCAAAATACTTCTTTGTCACTTACCTTGATAGGTTGAGGAATTTCACCATTTTTAATCATGCGATAGAATTTAGTGCGGCCAATAGACATTAGCATCATAAACTCTTTAGCACGTACACGACGATCAATCTCCATTACCCCTCCATCGCATTAAACTTCTTAGCGATTGCCTCTTTCGCTTTCAATAAGAAGTGTTCACGTTCATGATCCTCAAACTTCCCATCACCTAGCATTTCCTGTGAATAGTAAATTGTCTCATCGCCGCAATCTGGATAATCAACTCTAAATTCACCATGTCTTAATCGTAGATATCCAATTTGTTGCCCACAAAAAGCTGCAATATACTGTTCAGGGCTTTCATCACATGTTTTCACTAATTCAATTTCGTCAGTAGTTAACAACATTCACCCCTCCTTACTTTCCGCTTTGACTTCTTTCAGCGATTCAATTGGCTTAATCCAACTCAAAATGTGTGGCTTAGTTATTTCATCTTGATCATAAAACCAGTAGAACTTATTTTCTTTTTCAACAACAAAATAAGGCTCACCAGATCCATTTGGAACAAGAAAATAATGGGTAGCACCTTTGGGTGCTGATTCAAGTATTTCTATTTCACTCATCAATCAGCTCCCGATTCGCTTTCAACTAACTGCTCAATAAACTCTGCAAGTTCATTTGCACCAACAACGAATTCCTCTCCATCCAATTCCATTGCTTGTGTTGATTGAACAGCAATCCAAGATTGAATTTCATTGATGTGTTCTGGCACCGCCTGAGCTTTGGCTCTTGCTTGCCACATTTGCCATCCACCATTGAGCCACTCAATTCCGGATTCGCCCAAACCATTTCTCAAGATGTAATAACGATTATTTTGCAAATCAAAGCCCACATACTGCAGAAGAGGTTTAACACACTCTTGTGCCTCAAAAGCCGATCTTTCATTCAATGTCATGCTGCTGCTCCAAAAAAGTTGTGTCATTCCACCAGCTCTTATTTTCTTGAAGATACTTTGCATGTTCTTCTTGAGTGCCGTTCCATCTTTCCAAAGTGATTGAATCCGCAATGCATTGACCTACAGTAGGGAAGGTTTGCAATGCTTCTGCCTTTAAGCGAATAACCAACTGTTCACCAACTTCTTTTGAAGGCACTGGATGCAAAAGCTCTGAATCTGGTTCTTCAGGAATGTTCACCGCCCATAGTTTTTCAATATTCATGCTGCCACCCATTTATATAATTCTGTTAAAAGTGCTAAGACTATTGCCATTGGTATGCCTATAAGATATGCATATTTAAACTGTTGGCTTGTGTACTGCTTCTCAAGCTCATAAAGCTCAACTGACTTGTCATTAATTCTGTAAGACAGGCTTTGGATCTCATAATAAATTAGAGAAGGATTACCACCTGATTTACGTCTTGAATCAAATTGATCTTGAAGCACATCAATTTCCGCTTTTTTATCTTTTATTAAGGCGCGAAGCTCTTTTAGTTTCATGCTGCTGCTCCCTTATTTAAATGCCAGTTTCTTAGTTCTGATGAATTCAATACCTTTGATATCTGAAATAGTTTCTCGAGCATTTAGCAGTGCGCGTTTATCAACTTCAATAGTTGTTTTTTCGCGCTTAAACTGAACTGGAATCTCTTCCTCATTTTTCACAACAACAGACCAAGGGTTTTCTTTTACTTTGATAGAAAGAACAGGGTCTTCAATTTCACTAACTCCAAACTCAAGCATCTGATCTAATAAGAGGTCATGAAGGTAGCCATATGTACTTTTAATACGCTTTGCTTTGTCAGAAAGACGTTGAGCTTCAGTTGCAATCATCTTTTCTTCTAACATCATTTGATGAACAAACTTTGCTACACGCTTAGACTTTTCTTTCCATTCACCTTCTTTGGCAACCATGTTTTCCAGTAAGAGTTGAACTTCTTCACTGTCTGAACTAGCACCTTCAGCCAATAAGTCCTGAATTCTTTCAACCTGCTCGGCTAGGTCGTATCCAATATCATATAAAGTTGTCATAATAATCCTCCCCAGGATTGAGGGCTTTAATTAGCCCTCGATTCTTGACAATAGTTAGAATGGTAAGTCGTCATCTAAATCAGACGCTTGATTACCCTGAGTTTGTGAATATTGACCATAGCCACCAGATTGTTGCGGGGCATTTTGCTGTGCTCGCTGTGCATCACCCATGGCAATTAAACGATCAAGTGCTTTAGGCAGTAATTCAGGTGAGGTTTTTCGCTCAAGAATCTCTTTAGCCATTAATTCACTATCAGCATTAAAAGAAGCAAAGAAATTCATTTGATGGCGTTGTTGACCACTGCCATTTAGGTAATTCTCGCGTTGTAGTAAAACTCCAATACATTTATTAGTCATTTCTGGTGCTACAACACATGTTTGTTGAACTTTCTGTTTAAGATCAAAATCATATTTCTCTAATTTTTGATCTGTAGGAGTAAGGCTCTTAACGCTTGCACAAGCCATAATTGCATTGATCTTGTGTACCCCAGAAAGTGCAGTTCCATCAGCTTTAACTGTCCAAATTGTGAAGTTTGTAAACTCCTTCGAGTCTGACTCAAAGTTGATTTCAAAACCCTGTGTGCCTTGTTTGGAAGTCACGAATTCCATGGATTTAATTAAACCAACGTATTTACCAGTAGTTTCAATACGTCCACCTGCATCTGCTTGTTTTGCTGATTCAGTATTTAAATTAAATGCTTGATAGTTACCCATGATTATTGCCTCTTATGCTGTTTCATTAGTTGTTTGTGTTTCAGTTTTTGCTATTCCGTAGTAATCACAGATAGCTGTATCAACGGCTTCTAAATCGTTTTCAATATGATCAGACTCAAATAAGCCGATAGGGGATTTAACAGTGTTCAATCCACTGTTTTTAGTGTGAAAAATATATTGTTCATTGATCACACCAGTTTGAAGGCAGATAGTCACCATTCCTTCCAATGTGATCTTTTCATCCAACATTTTCCCAATGGTTTTAATTTTGGTTTTGCCTGACTCTGCTTCTTCTGTGTGGCTTAGAATGTAGACACGCTTATTGTCTGCAAGATTAGAAGCCTCAGTGAACACATCCCAAGTTTTACGACCAATCTCAGTGAACTTGTTGAATCCAGTTTCAGTACTTCTACGCATGTATTCATTTGCCATAACATATTGATAGTCATCAATAATAATTATTTGCTTTGAGGTTTGTTGCATACGCTTGATAATGATTTCTGGACTATCAGTCACATAGATTGAACCACCATCTTTTGAAAGGTATTTCCATTCAGCAGATCTGAAAGGTAGTGGCTTTTTAACTACTTGAATCAACAAAACATCGTTTGGATTCAAATTGCGTAAGCTTGTTGATTTACCAGTTCCTGACTGGCCTAAAATTAATGTTGCAATACTCATTTTTCATTCCTCATTCGTCATTTGCCTATGAATGGCTACTGGCGCATTCATAATCTTTTCCTAATTCTTTTCTGCTAACTTTTTGAAGTGTTGACACATACTTCTGACAACTTTAAACAACCACTTTTCTTCTCTTTGAGTTGTATGTCTTGAAGTAGTAGTAAAGAGTTGAACAACATGTTCATGGCATTCTTGTTCGTACCATTGCTCCATAAAGTACTCTTCAATAGTATTGAACCCACAACTGCCGCGGTAAGCAGTCCAAGCACAATCCCAACAACGGATAGTTACTTGAAATGCTTGTTCGCCATACCACACAACAAATACGTCGATTGGATCTACACCATTATTTGCAGGGATGTGGTGTGCATGTACGCTTTTAACTTCCATCACCCACCTCTCAACTCTTTGATTTTTTCTTCTCTTGCCAATTCTTCTAAATACTCGTTCAACTTAAGAATCTGAACAGAAGTAAGGGCAAAGGGCATACCTTCGATTGCATCCACATAATCAAAGTCATCGACATGTGGGCGGCTAGTTGAATCGACTGTCATCATTGTGTATTCGACATCTTTCCAGTCTTGATAGTCCAAGCAATCGCTATATTCGAAAGTGTCGTTTTTCTCAATTCCCTTGACACTTGCCACGATGTAGATGTGTTCAGCGTTTTGAATGGATAAAGAGAACTGAACTATGCCATCCTCAACACCAACATTCATCACTTCAAGGCTTGTGAAGACTGCTGCATCTAATACAGGGGTAACGAACATATTCATGAGTTGTTACTCCTCAACCTGAACGCGGACATATTCGTCATGCTTCTGCACGTCATCTGAAAGGCATTTGAAGTAACCGAAAGCGATGAATGCTAAAAGTACAAATACACTTGCCATTACCAAGCCCGAATTAGAATGTCTAATCGTCTGCTTACGGTTCTGATTCTTGATCAGCTTTGCTATTAATTGCTTCTCAGTCATTGCTAGTCTCCTCAACTGGATGAACGTGTCTATCACACATATTCAAAAGCATTGATTTATGCTGATTCCAGAATTCAAGTGCTTTACTGTCCATTCGAGTGATACGTGCATCATCAAATGATTTCCAATCTGCAACCGCATGTTCTTGGCAACCAATCCGCATCTTGCCTAAGCCACTAATAATTACATCCCAGCGCAAGCCATAGACGATTAATGGTGTAGCTTTGGCATCGCGAAGGTCGGCACCGTAAAGGTCGGCACCGTAAAGGTCGGCACCGTAAAGGTTGGCACCGCGAAGG